GAGTGATGCTATTTTAAGTTCTCTTGTAAAAGGATATAAAGGTATTAAAGGTGTGGTTGCTGATAAAGTAAAAATAGGAACTGTTGTTAGCAGTAAAACAGGAAAAACAATAGATGAGTTTACTAAATTTAAACCAACCCCACAAATGGTTGAAAGTATGCAAGATGTTCTTAATAAAAGAGTTCAATATGTAACTAGTGATAAATATTTAAAATTAAGACAGGCTAATACAGGAGAATCAATTGAACAAATAAAAAATTCAGTTGAAAGATATATAAAAGAACTGAATAAAACAACTGTAGTATTTAAGCCTAAAGGAGAAACTATAGCTAAAACTACAAAAGGCCAATATAACAAAAATCAAATTGATATAGCCTTTCCTAAACATTCTATAGATGAATTGCCAGCTGATTGGTTAGAAACATTTGATCATGAAACACTACATCTTTTAAGCCCTATAGGTAAAAAACATGTAGATATGCCTGCACAATATATTACTAAAGACGGTAAAGAAGTATTTAATCCAGCGTATAAAGAATATATTTTAGGAGGAGGCCCAAGAGTTGAAGGAGGAACTACAACAATAGTTAAAGGCGGGGAGCTAGTAAAAGATAAATGGGTGGGAGCCTATAAAGATTATCCTAAAATTGAAGTTTCTCATAGGTACAAAAAAACTAATAATGAAGCATTTGGTCCAGATGGTTTTTATGGCTATTTAATGAATCCTGCAGAACAACAAGTAAGATTTGTGCGTGCTGGAGAATACTTAACAACTAAATATGGTTGGGACGGTACATCAAAAGGATTAACAGATGATATGCTTGAAAATTTTTATAAAGATCTACAAATAGGAGGAAGCTCTGTTCATACAGATTATTCACAAATATTCAGAATGATGGAGGGTATTAAAACTGGAAGTAAAGAGTGGAAGTCTAAAATTAGAAAAGTATTACCCCATGCCTGGGGAATGGCACCTGTTGCTGCAACAACATTACAAGAATGAGAAAACTAGACGCAGACTTAGGAAAAATATATCATAAAGATAATTTTTATTATCTTGAAAAGATATATGAAGATTTAGGAGAACTTATTGATGAAGAAGAAGAAATAAAAACAAGAGCAAAAAGACACGGATTTAAAATTATCAAAAGCAATTGGGAGGCAGAGAAGAATCCTTATTATTATATTGAAACTATAATAAATGATTCTAAAGATATATATGTAGATGAATTAAGATACGTGTTTAAGTTGAAACTTAAATATATGAAGTAATGTACTTACTTAAATTAAACAGGAAAGGAGACATATTTAAAGATGATGATGGAGTGACAGCTGTTCCTGAATTTCTTACACTCATTAAGAAGGAAAAATTCGGGCCTACGGCCCTCAAATGGGTTGCCCTAGTCTACGACTATGAAAGCCCATATAGACATTATAGTGAGAGCGAAAGAGTTAAAGCCGTATCTAAAGATTTGTATGATACGTATAATTGGAAGGGAGTTAAAGATATTGCGCTAAAGGCTGCTTGTGATAAGTATAATGAATTGCAATTTGATCCATTAGATGAACAGCTTATAGCTTTTAATAAAAAGATTAATCAATTCACTGCTCTTATTGATGGTATGCATCTTGACGAGGAGAATGCAGAGTTATTGCAAAAGCTAATGATAGGGGTGGAGAAAATATTAAAAACAAGGCAATCATTATTAGATGCTATAGATAGAAGAGGAGAAAGACAAAAGATTGCTGGCGATAAAGGATTATCTTTTTTAGAAAGAAGAAAGGAAATTAAAGAGATGTAATGGCTGAAAAAAAGAAATATGATTTACAGTATTTGTATAATTCTTATAAAAAGTATTATAAGAAAGTTGATTTAGATAAAGCTAACAAGTATAATGATATGGCTATAAAGCTGCATGGCGTGGACTTAAGAGATAGATATCATGCAAAGTTAGCAAAAAAAGAAAAGAATGCTGGTATGTTTGGTTTAGGGAAAACGAAAAAATTACGATATGGGTAAGATAAAGTTTGATCCCCAAAGATATCGTCCTGTTCCTAATAATGGGCATCCAGATTTAAATCCTGATTCTGTAGCTTATCAAGAATATTGGACTAAAGAAACTGATAGATGTCTTAATGGTTTTAAACCTAAAGGAATGAAAAAGATATCTGGAAAGTATTATTTTTATCTTAATTACTATATGATTCTTGGTAATGACGGAACCTCAGGAAATCGTAAGACCTTAATACATCCTTGGTATAGAGCTATGGATCATGAGTATTTTGATACTATAGAGCTTTGTAAAGAAGAAGGCAAAGGTATGATTGTTATTAAAGCAAGGGATAAGGGATTCTCATATATGAACTCTGGTGCTGTAGCACATGAATATACATTCTTTCCTTTTAATGATGTAGGTGTAGCAGCAGGATTGCAAGTTACAGCTGATGCATTCTTTGATAAAACAAGAAAAGGCCTTAATGGTATACATCCTAACTTTAAACATTCAGTATTAAAAGATACTGACGGTATAATGCGATCAGGATATAAACAAAAAAATAGAGATGGTAAATGGGAAATAGGTGGTTATCAATCTAATATCATATGTAGAACAATGGATAATCCAGAAGTATTTAAAGGAGAAAGGGTTTCTCTTATGATATTTGAAGAAGCTGGAGAGTTTAAAAAACTTAAGAATGCTTATATGTCATCTAAAGCTTGTTTTATGGATGGAGATGTACAATTTGGCGTGCCTATTGTTGGAGGAACTGGAGGAGATATATCTAAGGCTTCTAAAGATTTTATGGATATGTATTACAGTCATGATGCTTATAATCTTATACCTATGTTTATCCCAGCATCAAAAGCATATTATGGATTCTTTGATATACAGACAGGAAAGGAAGATGAAAAAGGAGCAAGAGAAAAACTTATAGCAGATAGAGAAGATATACAGAAATCTGGAGATAATGAAGCATATAATCTACATATACAAAATTATCCCTTAACCATAGAGGAAGCGTTTTTAAATACTCACTCTTCAAGATTTGATATTTCTTTATTAAACGCACAAAGATCTAGAATATTATCAAGTAAAGATCATAGAAGTCAAATACAAAGAGGGTATTTAGATTGGCAATTAGGAGAAGATGATCCAAAAGTAACATGGAGGCCAAGTCCTAATGGGCCTTATAAAATATTAGCCCACCCTGAGAAAGAATATAAGAATTTAGATATAGGAGGCATAGATAGTTATGACCAAGATCAAGCTGGAGCATCAGAATCTTTGGGTAGTGCGATAATTTATCGTAGATTTGCAAATACTAACATGTCAAGCGATTACGTGGTTGCTGAGTATACAGATCGTCCTGATAAAAAAGAAGATTTTTGGGATGGCTGTTTAAAACTTGCAGTATATTATAACTCAAAGATGTTAGTAGAGTATACAAAAATAGGTATTTTAGATTACTTTAAAAGAATGAATGCCTTAAAGTATCTAAAAGAAAAACCAGAGTCCGCACACAACCCTGGAACAAAAACTAGAAATAGATATGGTGTGCATATGAATAAGCAAGTTAAAGCATTGCTGGAGGATTTGATAGATGATTATTTAAGAGAGAGTGCGCAAGATATATGGTTCTTAGATTTGATAGATGAACTTGCTAATTATGGATTACAAAATACTGACCGCGCTATGGCATTTGGTCTTTGTTTAATTCATAATATAGATAATTATAGAATGCAAGCTAGTGCAAGAGAAGAAGAAATAAAAGATATAGGTTTTAAATATTATAAAATGGGATACAATGGTGTTCCAACACAAATAAATTAAGATTATGAAAAATAGATATAAGTCAATGCCTTCAATGGTTGTTGCTGAAAAAGAAAAAACTGAAGATTGGTGTAGACAAGTTCTTAATGCTATAACAAGTTATATGGGTGCTGAAGGTGGCTCTTATCACTCTTCAAGAGTTAAGGATATTAGAAATTATCAAATTTACAATGGCGTATTAAGTCAGGGAGATTATTCTTACATAACAGAACAATATGGATTGACATATCCTGCAAGACTTGTAAATTATCCTATTATATCTCCAAAAATTGACTTGCTACTTGGTGAAGAATTAAGAAGACCTATTGATATGAAAGTTACAACAGTGAATAAAGCAGCTGTTATAAGAAAGCATGATCATAAAGTTGGTTTAATGATGAGAGAGCTTTTACAAGAGTTCCATGCAGAGATGCAAGAAGAGATGAATATTGATGTTTTGTCTGAAGGCCAAGGAATGCCTGTTCCTGAAGATATTGAAACTTATATGAAATATAATTATCGTGAGATGATAGAAGAAACAGCTCAAGATGGATTAGAATATGTAACAAATAGATATAATCTTAAAGATGTATTTAAAGAAGGATTTAGAGATTTACTTGTAACTGGTAAAGAATTCTATAAAATTAATATACAAAACT